GGATAGAGGCGAAGCCTACATAGTTATTAGGTATGACGATTACCTTGCGGATATGAAGCGATTAAGGCAATTAAAAGACGAATTAGACGAATATAAAGGCTCTTAGAATACTTCTATAAGTTTTACAGAAAAATCATACACCTGATGAGCGACCTGCTCAATCTTCATACTAGGTTTATCCATTTTTACTATTGCAAATTCAGTCTTGTCTTTATCAGGTTGGAAGATAAATGGGATCTGACCACCTAGAGTTAGGTTCAGCCAGTTATTTACAATGTTATCATTATACATCCCAGTAGAATTTCCACCATCGTCAAAAAACTCATTTGCAGGAACTTGAACTTCTTGACAGCTAACATTATCTATACTAACAGCCTTGTCATAGGGATTTCTGTATATTTGGAGATTTGTCTTATTTACAGCTTGGAAATAAATTGTAAACTCTCCAGTTTCTCCCGCAGGTACAATATTATAGGTTAATGTAGTATCACCAGAATTTTGGTCTATTCCTATTTTCCCACCTGAAACATTTGCTGTGCACTTTAAGGTAAGTTTATATGTTTTTCCTATTGTCAATATATTCTGACTAACATTAGCATATGCTCCATCACCTGCAAAAGACGCTACTCCACCAGTTATCGTTACTCCTCCGTTTGTCCCCCAAGACGATGTATTACCGAATCCACCATTTGAAATTAAATTCTCACCCAATTCTTCTCCACTAGCACCACTATAATACCCTGCTGTATTATTTGTAAATGTTCTAGGGAACATATCTTCTTTAGATATATAGCTGAACGATAAATCCCAACTTCTTCTACCTTGAAATCCTGCGGTGCTAAAATCGTTGTCATTTATAACCTGCTGATAATCAGTAGATTCTAACAAGTCTATATTATGGAAAGGAGTATAATCACCAAATTTGGGTCGTAAATAGTTCACTTGTGTCAAATCACTACCACCTATAGTTCTTTTGCTTTGTACGCCATCATAACTTATTGTTTGGTTAAGTGACAAGTTAGCTGAGTGTGGTAAGTCGAAATAACGCCCTATAGAGTAGGCATTAAAATTAAAAACATCCCCTACATTAAAAGTAACTGTGCTTGTCCCATCCAATATTTTAAATCCAAGTTCATTATAGTGCTCAAAACCTAAATCTCCTTGAAATTGATTTATCTTCCATATATTTGTTCCAACATTATTTCTTAATTTATTATCACTTCCAAGTATAGAAGTGTGATTAGCGTGTCCAGTTCTAAGTCTTGACTCCACATACCTATCTACACCCAAGCTACCCACATTGTGCCCCAATAAAGCCCCATAATTTGCTGTTGAAACTAAATGCTTGAATTGGATACTATCTTTAAATCGTGCTTGAAAATCATAATAACCTTTAGGTACTGTCACAGTAAATTTGACTTCGCTACTTGGATTAAAATCCCACAAACTCTCAGGATTGGAACATTCTAAAGAATCATCTCTATATTTAAATTCCTCTACCATCCCAATACTTTTCGCATACTGCACATAATCTACATATATTCTTGGTGTCCCTACTGATCCATAACTTTCGTCAGCCATTATTTGCTCCTAATTCTTTTACCTTTATCGTTTACTGTAACTTCTTTTCCATTTAATTCATAAGAAATGCTAGACTTACGCACCTTGTTATTATAACCCGAGAAGTTTAAATCTTCATATTTGCTGTCAGAACTGTCCCACTCTGTTCTCATTGTTTGCATTTTATCGTCTTCTTTAATGTAAGTCACAGAGACTTGTTCTCCATGAAAACCATACGCTGTGCCTAATTTTATTGAAAAATTGCCTTGAGCTTTCATAAATGGAGCTTGTCTTTTTTCGAAAAATACAATCATCATTTTATCTCTATTCATCCCTGCTATGTTTTTACCATAAAGTTTAGCCATTATAGTCCCTGAATATTTAAGATCCATAACAGCAATATCACCACCAACTGTCTCAATGAAAAAAGCTTCTTTCGTTTGTCTTAAAATCACTTTCTCTAATTTACCTATACTATCATTTTTCATGTTAATTATTTCCTAATACTTGTGAGGTTAAAGCAACTATATCAAGAACATCAGCAGTTCCGCTATTGTTATAATCTGCGTGCAATAACTGAATGTCAGTTAAAGTGTTATTTCCTAGTACATAATTTACCAAAGTCACAATATCTAAGACATCCACGACCCCATCTTGGTTTACATCTCCTAAAACGCCAGTACCTTCTTGCTCTCCATCATCGTCAGGAAGAACCCCAGCTTCATTTACAATAATTGGGGCGATACTTGTTACCGTAGAAGTTGCGCCCTCTGAATCCTCGACTGTCAAAGAAGCCTTGATCCCAAATCCTATATGGTCTACCATAGGGTGAATACTTAACCAGTAAGAACCAGTATATCCTGCTGATGATGTTGCTTGATTAGCAATATCTACAGAGTTTTGAAGCTCATTAGGTGTATCTATTACTTGTCCTTCATAGGTAATCTCTAAGTCCCATTGAAATGACACGATACCATTATATCCAATATTTCCATTAGGGTCATAACTATCAGAAGCATCAAATTCTAAAAGCCCCCCACTATATAAAGATGTGCTTTCCTCATCGTTTTGGTCATATATATATGTATGAAAGGTTGCTATTGGGCTTGCATTTGGAAATTCGCACGTACCATTGTCTACATTAGCATTTGGGTCATAATTAACAGCGCTTGGATGAGTACATCCCTCTACTATTAAATCTGTGCACATACTTTGCACATGGACATGAGCTTCAAGGTTAGAGGTTAAATATCCGGGTAGTTTACATCCATATATTATTGGAGTTCCAGTTAAATTATGCACTTGCATAACCTCTATATCAACTTTGTCTAATGTTTTTGATACACTTGTTATCAAGAAATATGGGAGTATCTGTTGATCTATCTGCATATACCCCGCTTCTCCATTGAGATTTAGATTTTGATACATATCTTTTCCGTAAGGTTTTAAATCCCCTATGTTTTTATCAAAGCCAACCAAATCACCAACTTCTAATTCTATACCCTCTTGTATTGGTAGAGTTGCCTTAATTATAAGGTGTGTATTTTTGTAAAACTGAAACATAAAATCTCTAAGTTTTTCAGCAGTTGCAAGATTGTTTATATATGGAGCTTCTATCTCCAGCTTATACTTTCCTGATTCTCTAAATTTTGAAATATCATCTGCTCCCTCTAAACCATATTCATTTATATAGCTCTCTATGTACTCATCAGATACACTTGTTTCCCCTGTTATATTAGCAAGCTCCTCTTTTCCATAGTCGTACCCCCATCTAACCTTGCAACCATTAAAGCATAAGTCATCTACCTTTGTTTTGCTAAAACTGTATTTTAATATTTTATCTGAGCTTATTGTTTTGTCAATATCTCCAAGGCTGTATACTCTTTTTATCGTATCTATGATGGCTTGTCCATCTCTTGGACTATACCTAAAGAATAGATTGGATTGGCTACATATATTCTCTATAATGTCTTTAGAATTTTCTTGCTCGTTTATAGAAAAACCAAACGCCATATTAGTTTCTTGTGTAGGCATTACAACCGAACCTGCGTTCATTTCTGTATTGATAAGATTACCTATAATATCTTCAGGGCTTTCTAATAATTTTCTAGACACCTCATCCGACTCATGATATATTTTAACATAAGATTTTCCTGTAGCGTTCATGCCTTGAAAGCTATTTGAACCATTAAATTCGTTTAAGGTATCATGCGTAGATACTGTAATTGAATCAATATCGCCATTTAAATAATTTATTTTACCATAGATTAAATCAAAGCCACCAAAGAACGACACATCTTCATTTGTCCAAGGCTGAGAGTTTGGTAAATGAGAACCGCCAAAGTTTTTCGCAGTTACTTCAAAAATCCAACCATAGTAAGGCTGAACGACACCATTATCATCCGTAAACACAGCATCAAAATCACCTAAAGAGTCTATATCTGTCTTAGCTTCAAAATTATTCACATCAATATCATACAAATAATGTTCTCTAGAGCCTATCTTATGATAAAGCATCAACTCATACACTTCCCCACCAATATTTTTATACTTCATGCTACTATCTGTCAAGGTTTTATATAATTCTATTAAGTGTTTATTCTCATGACTTGTAAAATCTGTAGGCTCATCTGCACCTTCATAAAATACTTTTATCTCTGCTTGAACATCTATTGAATTGTTTACCGTGCTGCCTATTCTACCTTTCGCATTTACGAATAAGTCTTTAGAGAATATATCTTTGTTCTTCCAATATTTTCTTAGCTCTACATTATTCCATTTTGTCTCCATATGAACTCTAGCCGTAGCTTGCCATCCATTGTCGCCTTGACCACTTGGCTGGCTCATATCATCATCTGTAATAGTGTAATACAATGAAACATTATTTGATTGCATCGTTGGATATTCATTATTAGAATAAGAGCTGTTAAATTTATTTACATCAGAATATTTAGAATTAAAATAAGATACATATTGGCTGTATGGGTGCTCCAAGTAACCACTCCCAGAGTCCGCAAGACCTTTTATTTTAAAAGTATTTCTATCTTTGCCCTCTAGAACGTCTAACCATCCATCTAGATGATCTGTGCTCCATAAACTATAATCGGAATCATCTATAAAATTCCAAGAAGAGGGAGTTCCTAGATTTTTATCAGCATGTAGATTCCCGTTAGGTAAGGCTTGATACTCTTCGTCATATTTTACTGGGGAATAAATAGCGATAGATTTAAAGGTTGAAAAAGATTCATTCCCACTCCAAGTATATCTATAAAGAGAATCGCCTATAATATTAACATCTGAAACTGTGGGTTCATCACTATTTTCATCTCTATAAACGTCAATTCCGTTTAAAGGCTCAAACTCTAATTCATATAATCCATAATTCCACATCCAAAAACTTGCAAAGACGATATATTGGAACGAACTTTCATCCCACTCCATCCACCTATATTTGTAGCCTGAAGAAAGATACATAAGAGTATCCCCATATACGTAGGTTGGTCTGTTAATTTGACCTCTTTCTTCCCCTCCAAGCGCACTCTCGTCCAATATTTTAGTGACAACAGAAAACATTGATTTTTTTTCATTTACAAGCTTACTATTATATGAGCACCACATCGAAACAAGATTGCTCGTATCTGGGTAAGAATCTGAATACTTATCCCCTAATGATGTTATTGAAATATAATCGTGGTAGGTTTGGTATTGTTCTGATGTATGTATATCCTTAACTTCGCTTCTCGTATTTATGAATGGAACTACTGGAATAGAAGCCATTACGCTATCGCTCATTTTAACTTTAAAAATATTTGGGTCTTTCATCTCCTCTTCTGCTCTGTTGCCATCATCATTATTCCATATTTTTACGCCTTGTACTTCTGCATTTCCTAGGTTGTAAGAGGAGTCGAAAAGCACTCTAATTCCATCTTCTACAAAAGAATAATCTTCTGACTCGCCATAGTATGGAATCGCAGGTGCGTTCTCTAAATGACCATACAAGATAGGTACAGGCTTTAGATTGTATGCTTCAAATGTATTTACATCTTTTTCTAACACCTTTTTTGGTAGGTCTACATAGAATGACTCTAGCCACTTA